TTCCTGTGCTGCCCGTCGAAACAGACTTCCAGCTCGTTAGTGCACCTACTTGGATGGGGCTGGATTTGCTTACGACTGTACCATCGCCCAGCTGACCCGAACCATTAGACCCCCACGTCCACAACGTTCCGTCTGTTTTTACAGACAGATAGTAATTGTTTCCGCCGACTGCTTTAGACCAGTTCGTGAGTGCGCCCACTTGAGTTACAGATGATAGGTTTGGAGTTGTTGTAGAATTGCCGAGCTGTCCCGATGATGCAGATCCCCAGGTGTACAACTTGCCTGATGCTGTTACTGCTGCGCAACTGAAAGCAGTAAAAGAAATAGAAGCGACGTTGCTTATGCCAGATATCTGTACGGGATTGCTTTGCACCCAATTAGTCGTTCCCATTTGCCCGGAAATGTTATTTCCGCCCCAGGCGTAAATGTCTCCATCTGTAGATAATGCCAGAGCGCCGTAGCGGCCAAATTCTATTGATTTCCAAAAATTAGAAGCGCCGACTTGAACGGGGCTACTATATGTTCCGATTTTGTTTAAACCGTTTTGAGGAAACCCACCCCAGGTAAATAAATCTGTGCCCGCAAAATAAGCGCCTACACTTGCACCCACTCCCAGTTTTGTTGCTGTGCTGATTGAACCAACTTGGATGGGGCTGCTGATGACGGTCGGAGTAGTTGTTGAAATGAGGTATCCCAGCAGGTTCGTCTCTGTTTTACCATTTCCCCAACTCCATAATGTGCCATCAGTTTTGTTTGCCACGATGGCTTCTCGTAGAACCGCAACGTCGGACCAGTTTGTCAGCGCGCCCACTTGCACTGGGCTAGAGAGTAGTCCCTCCGGTGTATTTCCCCAATTCCACAAACTTCCGTCGGTTTTTATAGCCGCAGTTAATCCATTAGTGAAAAAACCACCAGTCATTGATATTCTGATTTTTGACCAATCCGTTAGCGCGCCTACTTGCACGGGAGAAGATGTTGTTGTCGTAGATCCCGTTCCCTGTTGACCCGAAGCATTAGCCCCCCATGTCCACAACGTTCCGTCTGTTTTCACAGAAAACACCGTGTCGACCCCTTCAGCACTCGATAGCGAACTCCAATTCGTCATGGCTCCAATCTGAACCGGCGAGGAGAGAGCGGGAGTTATAGTTCCGTTGCCAAGCGCTCCGTTACCCGATTTACCCCACGAAAATAACTCTCCGCTGGTGTTGATAGCATAGCTCGTAAATGTAGTCGTCCCAACTTGTGCCCACGTCGTCAGTGCGCCTATTTGTACGGGAGAAGATTTGTTTGCGGTTGTACCATCGCCCAGCTGACCAAAAGCATTAGCTCCCCACGACCACAGTGTACCATCAGTTTTAACAGCTAATGCGTGATTTGAGCCGCATGCAACCTTGTTCCAATTCGTTAACGCGCCTATTTGTACGGGAGAAGATGTTGCTGTCGTAGATCCTGTTCCGAGCGCACCCGCACTATTAGTTCCCCAAGACCATAGTGAGCCGTCTGTTTTCACACCTATGCACCAGTCATCGTAAAGCGATCCAGTGCCGCTAGAATTTAGCGATTGCCAGGTGCCGGATAAAGCCGTGGGCACAGTTAAGAAAGAAGATTCGCCCGTTCCGATGCGTCCTAGGTCTGTTGTTCCCCATGCGCCAAGAGAATATCCGACTTCTGGAATAGCCGCTTTTTGACTCATCATCATTATTATTTCAGAAGTCATTGGTTATCCTACATTGAGTCTGATTATGAAAACGATATAGCTAGTAAGAATATCCCAGCCGTTTCATCGATCATGTGACAAATGCTCCGCCGTTTGTCGTAGCGCCAGCTGTGACGTCAAGCCATGTAGCAAGAGCACCAACTCGAACTGGACTAGAAGTGATGGCTCCTGTGCCGCTGCCGACAGGCGAAAATCCCCATGACCATAGAGTTCCATCTGTTTTGATACCCAGTGATGCCGCGTTTCTGCTAGTTACAATTTTATCCCAGTCAGTCAAGGCACCCACTTGCACGGGAGAAGATCGAGATGTCGTTGAGCCCGTGCCAAGTCTTCCGGTCGCTCCTAAGCCCCATGCCCAAAGGGTGCCGTCTGTCTTGACAGCTAACGTACAAGAGCTACCTGCTGAAACCATTTTCCAATCAGTCAGAGCGCCAATTTGGATTGGGCTAGATATGTCGGGTGTTATAGTACCATTGCCAAGTTGTCCCGAGGCGTTTGCGCCCCACGCCCAAATCGAACCATCGCTTTTGATAGCACTACAGTGATTCGACCCAGCCGACACTCTAGCCCAATCAGTCAGAGTTCCTACTTGAGTTGGCGAGGATACGTTTGTGGTAGTACCAAGGCCACACTGTCCGACTGTATTAGTTCCAAAAGCCCATAAGGATGAATCGGATTTGATGGCTAATGTAAAGTCAGTACCGCAAGAAATAGATTTCCAGTTGGTCAAAGCACCGACCTGTGCAGGAGAACCTAGGTTGGGAGTGGTGGTAGAGTTGCCTAGAGCACCGTTTGCAGCTGAGCCCCAAGTCCAAAGTGATCCATTGCTTCTTATAGCGGCAGCAGTTGAATTAGCAGCGGATACCGAACGCCACTGCGTTGACGACCCGATTTGGACGGCATCGCTTTGAATCCAACCTGTTGTGCCAAGTTGACCCACTGAATTGGTCCCGCCCCAAGAGTAAAGGGCGCCCATTCTGCCGATCGCTAGTGAAAAACCGTTGCCCACCGATAAACTTCTCCAGTAATTCAAAGCGCCGATTTGAACGGGAGAAGAATAGGTAATAATCCGATTTAGACCATTAAACGGAGTCGCCCCCCAGGTGTAAAGAGAGCTGCCGTCAAAATAGGCGCCGAGGCTGTCACAACCCAAACCTAGCTGTGTAGCGGTACTGATAGTCCCAACTTGAATGGGTGATACTACCGTCGGGGTTGATGTTGTGAGCGGGTATCCAAGCAGATTGGTTGTCGATTTTCCGTTACCCCATGACCAAACCGTTCCATCCGTTTTTAGGGCTATAGCGCTAGAATTATTTAAGATTAAAGATTTCCAGTCTGTCAGCGTGCCGATTTGGGCCGGAGAAGATATGTCGGGCGTGGTAGTACCGTTGGCTAATTGGCCGTTAGCCGATTTTCCCCAAGTCCAAAGCGATCCATCGCTTTTCACTGCTGCACTGCATCCAGTAGTGACCGTGCCGCCAGTGCCTAAATAGCAGGTATCCCACGTTGTCAGCGCACCTATTTGCACAGGTGATAACACCTGTGTTGTTGAACCATTGCCAAGTTGTCCCGAGGCGTTTGCGCCCCACGCCCAAAGCGAGCTATCCGATTTGATAGCTAATACACTATTACACTGAGAATTCATGGAGATTTTCGCCCAGTCGGTCAGGGCACCGAGTTGAACCGGGCTCGATAGATTCGGAGTAGTCGTGCCATTGCCAAGTGCGCCGTTTATAGCCGCGCCCCACACAAACAGCTCACCGGTCGTTTTGATGCCATAACTTGTGTTGCCTGCGGCTCCCACGCGGCTCCATGTTGTCAAAGTGCCCACTTGTACTGGGCTAGACCTACTTGTAGCAACGCCGCTGCCGAGTTGTCCTCTTGTCCCAAGTCCCCAAGACCACAATGATCCGTTGCTTTTTACAGCTAAGCTATGAGCCGTTCCGCAGGCGAAATAGGCCCAGTCCGTCAGCAAACCCACTTGAACTGGAGAAGAATAAATAGACAATGATCCCAATCCCGTCTGTCCCGAGGCGTTAAATCCCCAGGCCCAAAGCGATGAATCGCTTTTTAGACCGAGACAGTAAGCGCTTGAAGCTGATTGTAAACCGCCGGATGTCAATGATGCCCATGAGCCCGGAACATTAGTCGGCTCGGTCACTGTAGAAGATAAATTGTTACCAACCCCACCATTTACATTATTTCCCCAACCGTACAAAGAAATCCCCGGAGGCGGTACAGGAGCATCTTTTGAAGTCGTCAATAATAAGTGAGCTGTCATTAATTAACCTATGTTGAGACCAATAACGAAAACTATATATGTCGTAGTAGTGACGTCATAATACACACCGAGCATATCTAATCCACCCGCTGTTAAGGTGGGCGCGGTAGAGCTTGCAAATTGAGTCCCTGCTGGCCAAACAATGGTTCCAGCTCCGCCGTTGGACATGCGGATTATCACAACTTCAGATTCACCAGCTGCCGGGGCATTACTGAAATCAAATGTGATAGTATTAGATGAAGTGATGGTGCATGTGAAAACTTGAGCAGAAGCTAAATTAATCGTAGTTGTGCCTGTTGTCAATGTTCCCAACGCCGATACTTTCAACTTTTCACCCTGTACCAGGGAGCTCACTAGGGGATACGCAATAGCGGCTGAAATAGTACCGTTGCCGTTAGTGATAGCGATATTCGTGCCTGCTGTTAGCGTTGCTTTGGTAATTCCGCCACTAGATGTGTCGCCAATCAGCAGTTGTCCATCTGTGTAAGCCGTTTGACCCGTTCCGCCGCTGCCGAACGCAAGCGTGCCACCGGTGAAAACGGTTCCGTTAAAACTAACAGCTCCGGCTGTGGAGACGTTCAGTGAATTGGCTTTAGTCATTTTTTACCCTCGTGATGCATGACTGAACTCTAGCATAAACATAGGCAGCGAACGATATCATATACCCATAATCAGAAACGCTAAATGTAAGAGCCGTCATATTATCTTAAATAATTATTATACAATAGGGACTGCATTGCTACAGTCCCAAAAACTTAACTAACTAATACTAAACAACGTTCCAGATGCCCTGAGGAGCACTTGCAAGTGTCCAGATAGCGCCACCAGCTGAGTAAGCCAAAACAGCTGAATCGCCTTTAACTGAACTTGTAGCCGAACCCGCGGCAGCACTAACTCCTGAGCCCATTTGAATGACATCGGATCCACCTGCTTGGAACAGAACGCTACCGGCAGACAGGTTAGATAGTCCAACGATATAACCGTCGGCCGGAGCCGTCGGAAGGGTCACTGTGAGGGCAGCGCTGGCCATGTAGCCATTGTTAGTCGCTGTAGTCGGAGCTGATGAAATCGTGCTCCAAGTAAAACCGCCGCCGGCTGCTGCCTGGAAGCTAGGAGCTGAAGCAGCGCCGTTGGATGTAAGAATAAATCCAGCTGTAGATGGAGCTACAGAAACAATTGCGTTGCTGGCACCAGCTACTAAAGTCGAGTGTTGAGTAATTACGCTTGCAGAAACAGCAGAAGAGCCATTACCACTTAGTACGCCGGTTAGCGTGCTAAAAATAGGAGCGCTTAAAAGAGTCTTAACTCCAGCAAAATCTTGGGCTGCGATGCTAAGAGCACCGGCATTAGTTGCATTAGCAGGCTGTAGATTAAGAACATTGCTTAATGCTCCCGATAAACTTAAACCGTCCGCATTTGGTGTAGAACCGAAAGCGCCGAGGGTTAGAATAGATGCTACTGCGCTGATGTTAATGCCACCAGCGGTGTTTGTAATTGTTACTGATCCGTCAGCTGACAGAATATTGCCAAGAATTGGTGCAGCACCTGTAGAACCAATAGCAAATTGACCGTTAGTTGCTACGCCAAGAGATACGATGGCGTTAGAGGCGCCTGCAATCATCACACCGTGCTGAGTTAGCGTTGGTGTTGAGAAAGCGGTACCGGAGAAATACGGTACGCCTGTTGAAGAAATGTTTAACGAGTTGGTTGCAACCATTTTTTTAAGTCCTTAAGATTAAGATAATGTTATAGTTCCCTCAGAACCACCTTGCGATAGCCATGTGCTATCAGCAGCCCTGAAAACCAGATTGACAGCATCACCAATTGCATTAGTGACCCCTGACCCCGTTACAGATGACAAACCAGATCCGATTCGAATCTTCTGACCTGTTGCACATTGAATAGTTACAGCGGATGCCGTATCGGCGACGATATAGACAAACTGCCCTTGAGTCGGCGACGCCGGCAGCGTCAATGTCATGAGGCCTGTGCAGAAATAGCCGCGATTGACGACAGCTGTAGCACTGACTGCTTGATCTGTCCAGATAACGTTTGCAACGCTTCCAGACGCAGATAAATCAATCGTTCCCGGACCAAATGCGACAATAATCGACGAATCAAGGGATGTGATTTTACCAACGCGAATATTGGGTAAAGCCGTTGCTGCAATAAGCAGCTGGCCATCCTCGACCATGGTCGGTTGAGTCGGTTTGTTCCTGCTAAAGTCTACGTTTGCGGCGTACACTGTTGCAGTTCGTCCGCTAAAGCCCATTGCCGTTGCCATTTTATACCACCCGAAGCGTTCTGATGTTTGCAGTCCATCGTATTGTGTAACCAGCGACGCCAATCACTTTAATCAGGAAATTGTTCCCTGAAACGTCGTAAAAACTGTCCGCAGAAGAAAAAATCGTATCTTCGAATTCGTCAGCAATCGGTGTTCCGATGAGGACAGCGCTCGTGCCGTTAGTTCTAACAGAGCCTGTCGTAGTATAAGCAGCGCCTTCGCCTGTGGTTGATTCTAAAGCGGACACTAGACCGTCTACGGCGTAAACAGCAGCAACAGAATCGAGTGGAAGCGTCAGCAGAGTGAGCGTTTCAGCTCCAACAGTAGTGACCGACCCGTCTACACCGATATTGATTGTCAGTGTGCTGGAACTCGGATCCCCTACTACAGAAACACCCTCGCCACCAATAAGATTGATGTTTCCAGCTGTTGGCTCAACTTTACCGCCGCTATCGCCAGTTATATCAGTGTTGAGACCAGGGATGTCGGCATTGGCCAGTTGATAAGGTGAGATCGCTCTATCACGTCGTATACCAGCAGCAACCTGCGCCGCCGTGGCCATTTGGATTATACCGCCTGAGCTCTCTGAGGCAATGACTCGGCCGGTGTAGTTTAAGGGGTTTTGATTCAAGGAGTAATTAGATGACATTTTTTGTTCCCATGCTCGTTAGAGCATTACAAGTTGAGCTCGTTAGAGCTTCCTTTTCATAGCTTTCGCTATTGCAGATTGCCGACGGCCTCAAAATAGACAGCTCCGAGAGATGGTGCTGATACATATTTAAGCCACACTTGAGTCTGTTGAGATTGATAGAATCTGTAGGTGGGTATGGTATTAGTCATGAAATCCCAGTTTTCAGATTCTCCCGATTTTAAATACAAATGATCTGTAGATCCGTCGAACGATATCAAAATGTCTTTGTCGGTGTAGTTTTTGACTCTAATCATGCGAATGGGTCGATCAAAACTGTCGCCGAGCTCGGAAAAAACACCTGTAATATCAGCCGCCAGAACAGACTGCAGGGGTAAAAAATAGACTATGTTATATTGCGGAATGTCAATCATTGAGCTCACTGCTATTTGAAAGTTTCAATGCAATAACCACGAATTATTTTGATACGTTTTTTTCAGTTTAATTTTGAAAGCTACGACAGAGCTCGAGTTGATAATGTAAATTTAGTATCGTGCGCTCATGACAACGAAACACACTGATCAGCAAATAGACTGGTTGCGCATACCGATCGATAGGGGCTACAGGCTGTGCACGCTGTACAAAATACTCGATAAACAGCAGAAACTCGTCACGTTTACTCCTAATTGGGCTCAACAAAACTTTATCGACTCGATCTGGAATCGATGCATCGTTTTGAAAGCGCGCCAGCTAGGCTTCTCGTTGATGATTGATCTAATGTTCTTAGACGCGTGTCTGTTCAACGCTAACACTAGAGCCGCGATAGTCGCTGACAACGAAGACAACGCCCACAATTTGTTCAAGCGTGTGAAATTAGCCTATGATCATCTTCCCAGTGAGCTCAAACTTTATATTCGAGCAGAAAACAACCGAGCTGGCGAACTGACGTTCAACAATGGCTCATCGATGAAAGTTTCCACAAGCGCTCGATCATCGACTATCGATTTGTTGCATGTGTCAGAACTCGGTAAAATCTCAATTCACTACCCTCAAAAAGCGATTGAAATAGTGACAGGAGCTTTTGAAACAGTGCCAAAAAACGGCATCATCGTCGTTGAAAGTACAGCCGAGGGTTCAGCTGGTCTTTTTTACGATCTTTGTCAAATTTCAATGAATCAGCGAGATGTGAAGGCACATCTGTCTAAACTGGACTTTAAATTTATGTTTTACCCATGGTGGAAACAGAGCGAATATATCGATTGCAGCACGGTGGTATTCAGTGATGAAGACGATACATATTTTGAAAAGTTGAAATCGCAGGGCATTGACCTCTCGCTTGATCAAAAAACCTGGTATCAAAAAAAGAAAAAGATACTAGCCGACAACATGACTCGCGAATATCCATCGACCGAGATGGAGGCGTTTAGCGCTAACGACGAGGCCTATTACTTCATACGCCAGGTTAACAAGATGTCTGATGAGGGCCGACTGTGCAAAGTTGGCTACGATCAAGGCCTGCTGGTCGACACATTCTGGGATTTAGGCATGAACGACTCAACGAGCATCATATTTGCTCAGAGGTACGGATCAGAGATCAGATTGATTGATTATTACGAAGCGGCCGGTAACGGCCTTTCTCATTACGTGGATGTGCTACACAAAAAGGGCTACACGTATGGAGTGCACTACGCGCCCCACGACATTAAGGTTAAAGAGCTGGGCACTGGCCTCACACGGCTAGAGCAGATGGAGAAGCTAGGCGTTAGGATGGAAATAGTTCCCAAATTATTTATTCAAGAGGGCATTGATTTAATCAGAAGTCTCTTCAACATGTTCTATATTGATCAAAACAGATGTGATGTGTTGATTAAGCATTTAAAATCGTATCACAAAAAATGGAATGACAAATTGGGTTGCTACAGCGAAACACCTGAACATGATCAGGCGTCGCACGGCTGTGACGCTATGCGCTACCTTGCAGCTATCTACGCTCAAGAGAAGCCATTATCAAACTCTGAAACAATTCGCAATCTACAGGCACAATACAGCAGGCGCTATTGAAATTGAGTAGCTAATTAAATTTAATTACACTAAACAATCGTTGTCGCTACATCACGCCGAGGATCAGTCCTCAGAGCATTGATATCGTCGTCACCTAAGCTCGCATGGACAACGTAGTACAAAGCTGGAATGAGCGCTATGTAGAGGCCTACGCAGTTTGGTCGCAGTGGTATCCCCAGCGCGAACTCGACGTTCGCAATTATCTCGGCGACCAGTGGAGTGCTGACGAGCGTCAGGCGTATTACGCGCAAAATCGCCACGCATTAGTTGTTAATCAGATCAAACCTGTTATCGATATGCAGGTTGGCTATCAGATGAAACATAGACACGTGTCTATTGTTAGTCCCACTGAGCCGAAAGACCAGGAAGTAGCTGATAAGATCACGAAGTTGATCTACCCCATGATGAATTTATCCGACGGCTACCGAGTCATTTCGGATTGTCACAAGGGCGCGCTCATTTCCGCTCTCAATCTGTGCTGTGTGTACAAATCATATGCTGGAGACCCCGCCGACGGCGATATCTTATTGCAGCGACTGGCGTATACGTCATTTATAATGGATCCCTATTGGACACGATTAGATCTGTCAGATTGTCGATATTTGATGAGACGTGAGTATCTATCGCTACAAGAGTGTTTTGCGCTGCTGCCTGGCCACACAAAAGAGCTCGAGGAGTTAACGCCCCTTAGCAGCGCGTCAGATTTCGACGACAAATTCACATTCATGGTTCAAGCCCGCAGACCGAATGGCGAAAATCTATTCATATATGACGAATATTGGGAGCGGTTGTCTTCTAATTGTTATCGCGTTGTTGACATGACCACGGGTCAGTTTTGGAACATGAAAAAACTTAATGCTGAGACTAGAGCGTTTATCAAGTCATCTCAGAATTTTGAATACACTAGTTTCATGAAAGCCGAGATTCACAAACACGTAATCATTAACGGCAAATGCATCAAATCAGAAATCAATCCTGACGGACTAGACGAGTATCCGTTCACAGCAGTAGTCGCCTATTTCCAGCCCGAGTCTGATGACTACAATTTGCGCCTACAGTCAGCTGTCACTCAGATGATCGGGCCTCAGAAAGAAGCGAATATTCTTCGAAATCAAATAATGGATATCAACGCAACGAAGCTACACAGCGGTTGGATGATCGAAGAAGACACTGTGAAAGATTTGCAGCAGCTGTTTGTATCGGGTCAGGGCAAGATCATCGAAATTAAGAAAGGCCGGATGGGAGCTGTTCAGCCATTAGCTGCCGCAGCGCTAGACCCTGGCTTTATGGAGCTCAAAAACTCTTTTGATAAAGACATCATGATGACGGGTAACGTTTCTGATGAGCTGATGGCTATGGACTCGAACGCTAATGACACAGGCATCAGTGTCATGCTGCGACAAGGGGCCGGACTGATTCGACAGCAGGAAATACAGGACAACATACGCACATCGCAGAAATTCATTACTCGCAAAATGCTAAAAATGGCCCAGAAGTGGTCACCGCTAAAAATTAAAAGACTCATCAGTGAAGACATGCCCCCAGCATTCTTCGATGAGGATCTGATGAAATATGACATCACGATAGAAGAGGGAATGCTCACATCGACACAGAAACAGCTCTATTTCAATCAGCTGGTAACGCTACAGCAGCTGGGCGTTCCTGTTTCTCCATCTGAGTTTGTTCAAGCAGCGCCGATCCAGGGCAAAGCTGAATACCTGGCATCAATAGAACTTCAGCAAAAACAGCAGAGCGAGCAGCAGCAGCAGCAGATGCAGCTTGAAATGCAAAAACTCGATATGCAGAGCAAGCTGTTCGAGTCTCAGACGCTCAACAATATCGCAAGCGCTCGCGAGCGCAACACACGAGCTATGGCAAACGTCGGTCTCGAAACGGAACGCGAATCTCAGGCTATCGAAAACAGAGCTGATGCTGATTATAGGAAAACGCAGTCTATCAAAGAGCTACAAGGCATTGATCTCGATAACCTGCGAAAGGGCATCGATATGCTCATGATTCTGCAATCGCAAACAGAAGCTCAAAAACAGATGCAGCGCAGTGAAAACATCAGTCTAGAACAGTCGAAAGAACAGATCTCTGAAATAGAGCGGCAGCAATTGCAACGCCAACCTCAGGATCAATCTCAGGATCAATCTCAGGATCAATCTCAGGATCAATCTCAATCTCAGCAGTTTCAAGACCCTTCTATGGGGGGAATGACATGAGACTCAAAACAGTTTTAAAAGTGGTTCAACATGCAAACACTCGGTGAAACTAGAGAAGCGGTTCTCGATAGGGACATGGACGAGGTAGAGCGACTTATCAATAAAAACAAGGCTTGGAAACAACCTTTTTATATTGTGATCGCCTACAAGCAAAATTTCAGCATTGTAGGCCCAGGTGGCGAGGCATGCGTTAAACGGCATGTGCGAGCCTACCCAGCTCCACCTGCTGATTTGATGGGTACCATTGTCATCACCTATAACCCTTCTTCTAGTTCAATCACTGATTGGAAAGTCAACCCTCACGATGTGCCGATTGATTACGAAGCGCTGGCCCCCTATATCAAAGGTGAAGGCTTGCGCAGTGTTAGATCGAACGTGAGGGCTTCAGATTACAGATACACGTGAAGACAACGGAAGGTCGGACATGAATTATAATAACTTAGCTGATTTGGAAACGGGCGATCAATCGTCTGCCGCCGAGACCCATGACGCTCAAACAGTTCCCCTTAGTGTCGTAAAATCGATGCGAGAGGAACAAAGCCGCCTAAAAGATCAGCTTAAAATAATGAGCGATCAGTATGACGTGATGCGCATGAGCGCATTTAACAAACGTGAAGAACTTCCAAAAGAGCCTGAAAAAGACCCGTCAGATCTGGTGACTTGGGGAGAGGCTCAGGGCTATCTAAATCAGCGAGAGTCGGGCATGCGTCTAGAGATGCAGGAACTCAAAATGAGTCAGCAGAACCCCGACTATCAGGATGTTGTGTCTAAGTTCCTGCCATTAGCTATCAAAGAGGACCCGGATCTGGCTCACGAAATCGAGATCATGGTCAAGACGGGGAAAAATGCAGCTGCGTACGCCTACAAGCGCACTAAACAGTCAGCAGCTTTCCTGGAGTCCTCAAAAAAAGTAGAGCACAACGATCAAGCTAAACGGATTTTAGAAAATGCTGAACGTTCTGGAAATTTAAGCGAAATCTCACCTGGCGCGAGTGTGAATTCTCAGCGGAGTGCTTATTGGAGCATGTCTGATGAGCAATTTCGACAACAAATGAACGCAAATCTAGGATTTAGTTAAAAATGGCTTTAACAACTACAAATCAATTAAAACCTGCCGTACGCGAGTATTATGACAGGTTGTTGCTAACAACGTTCTATCCGAACCTAGTTCACACTAGATACGGACAAAAACGCACCATGCCCTCCAAAAACGGCGATACAATCGTTTTCAGACGCTACGAAGTGCTTGATAGTGCTCCAGTGCCCCTTCGTGATGGTATCACACCTCCAGGTGTTGTGCCCTCTACTACTGACATCAAAACACGGGTGGATTGGTACGGTAATTTTATCGAATACACTGACCAAGTCCAAGCGACTGTAGAAGACAAAATTCTTAACGAGTTTTCGACTCTACTATCTGAAAACATGGGTCAGAGCATCGACATCATTACTCGTGATGTGTTGGTCTCTACTGCATCATCAGTGCAGTGCAGTGGTGGATCAAACGGTGGGATAGTAACTGAGCTCTCTCAAAGTGATATCGACGGAGTAACAGCTACATTTCTCAGTAATAACGCTAAATTCATTACTGAAATTGTTCCAGCAGCAAACTTATTTGCTACTAGCCCAACCCGCGCTGCGTTCTGGGGGATTTTTCATCCCGACAACATTCAAGCGCTTGAAGCGTGCTCGGGCTTTGTTCCAACTAGTCAGTACTCTATGCAAACAGCTGTTTCTAATAACGAATGGGGTTCTACCAAAAACTGCCGCTGGGTACAAACAAGCCTAGCATCAGTAGGAACTCAAACTATTCCTATCTACAACAACCTCATGTTCGCTAAAGAAGGATATGGAACGGTGTATCTAGGCAAAGAGACAGGCGAGTTCTACGTGAACCCACTTGGCTCGGCTGGTGCTGCTGATCCGCTACATCAAAGAGGCTCAGTAGGCTGGAAGATCCCCTACGCTACTGCTTTGTTGAACGATTTCATGATCGCAAACCTACAATCTACCGCAGCATAAAGGATAAAAAATGGCTCAGATTCAAACATTCACTTGGGTTAACCCATCTGCGGCAGTTGCTCGTGATCTCGATTGCGGTTTTCGAGTAGCTAAGATTGAAATTTACGATCAAAGCAACATGAACAGTGTAGCAAGTCCCGCTGTGTTTAAAAAAGGCGTCTGGACGCTGGACATGGCCGCCGCTTCAGCAATGATCATGAAAAACTCAGATGGCGCAGCCACTGATGTATCATCATATATCACTGCTAATGGAGTGACTGCTCTAGATATGCAGGCCTCGTTCGGTTCTGTTGTCAGCGGTTTCACCAATGCCGCTCCTGGCGTCGTTACTGTTGCAAACGGATCTCTTTTCAAAGCGGGCGATGTCATTCGCGTAGAAGGCATGATTCAGACTGGCACAGGACTGAGTAAAAACGGGCAGTGGGCAGTAGCTAGCGTTGCCGGCTCTTCACTAACGCTCGTTGCAAGCACAGCGTCTGGATATCAAGCCTACAATGCAGGCGGTATTGCAACTGTTGTAGAACGCTTAAACCAAGATGGCGAGCTTCAGCCGTATGTAACCGTCAACACAGCAGTCCAGGGCGTCAACCTTGGAATAGGTGTTGTCGGAGCTGCTTTATCAGTAATGAAAGCAGTTTGCTACGGCGAAATGAACGTCGTTTAACACGTAATAGGGGGCTGTTTGCCCCCTGTTTGTCCCTTTTTACACTATGAGTAACACTTTAGGAGTCTGTTTTATGACTACAACTATGATTAATACAGCGAGCATTGATGCAAAAGAGAGCGCTGAGGAAAAGGCAAGAGATCTCCGCAAAAAAAAAGACGAGCCAAAACTCAAATATGAATTTATCAATATGGAACAGCCTGGTCGTTCTCTGAGTTTTTTCTACGGTGATGCTCGACGTCCTGAGAAATTTAGTTTTCATCACAATCAGGTCGTTGAAGTGCGGGAAGAGATAGCAGAACACGTGCAGTCTCGTCAGACGCCAATTTGGAAATGGGTAGATAGCGTGTCGTACGACGGCTCTCCTCGCCGAGTGGCTAAAATTGTTGGCTACACCCCACGTTTTTACATGAAGAGAGTGAAATAACGGTATGACTACACTTGCCAATCTTAGAGTGCTTACACGACGGTATTCGGGACGAGAGGACGCTGACGAGATCAGCGATTCTCAGCTCAATGCCTACATCAACGAGTATTTAACGATATACTTCCCGCTTGATGTGAAACTCTACGATCGGTTTCAGTCCTACTTCATCAATCTATACCCCGGTGTTGCTGTATACGACGTAGACCAAGATATTGTGCTACTCAACAACCCGCAGTTCGCTAACGGCCTATCTTTAGCTTTCTATACAGACCCTCGTTCTTTCTACGAGCTATATCAAAATCAATATCATGCCTATCTCCTGGGCACTGGTAACGGATCTACACTAACGTTTACTGGCACTGTCCAGCAACTACCCATCATTCCCAGCAGCCCGTATGTTACCGATGGCACTGAAATGCTAACCGACAAAACGGGAAGCGGGATTCTATCGGGTAATCTGGGTGGCTATGGCACTATTAATTATGCGACTGGATATATAAGCGCGACTTTTAATACTGCTCCATCGGGTAGTGATGACATACAAGTTTATTATGATTGGTTCAACGTAGGACAGCCTCGCGCTGTGCTTTTTTATCAGAATCAACTTCAGATCAGGCCTATACCCGCTAAACCCACTATGCTCCGCTGCAACACCTACTGGCGTCCCTCAACACTAACAGCTGACTCATCATCCATTACAAACCCAGAGTGGTCACGCATGATCGCTATGGGCGCTGCTCTCATTATTCTAAAAGAAAATATGGAAATAGATGCTGTCAGTACGCTGTACTCGCTCTGGTCGCAGGAGTTCTCATTAGTTCAAGAACGATCAAACTCGCAGCTCATCACTGGGCGCGTACAACCCTCATGGTAACAAAATGGTATGGGATCCAACGCTTCCTCGTCCGCAATCTAAAATTAGACTGTCGGCTGGATACATCACTACGAACTGGAATGCTATTCAAGACGGCCTAGGCTCGTCGCTCAATATAGGCATTGTCTCAGGCACTAAGATGTATTTTTATCAAGATACGGCACCGTCAGGATGGACTATCCAAGCGTTAGCTAAAGACTGTTTGCTGGCTGTCAAAGCCGACACAACTACATACAATATTGTCGCCTTTAGCAACAGCTCACCTGGAGTGATTATACTCAATACAGCTACTCATGGTTTCGCTAAAGGCATGAAAATCACAACTCTTGGCATCGTCATGAGCGGCAGCGGATCTGATCTCAACGGAGACTGGACTATTCTGAGTGTCTCGGGAGCATCGTTAACACTCAGCATCAATACATCTACAGGTTTCAAATCATACGTATCCGGCGGAACAACTGCTTGCTCTACAGATAGCACGTATAGCGCAGGCGGAACTATCAGCGGGACATGGCAGCAGCCTGATCACGCGCTGAGTTCTGCTGAAATGGCGCACGTCCACGATGCCGGAACAAATCTAGCGGGCAACTCGGGTGGGGGTGTGTTTTTCAGAGCGTATGCGACGATTACTGACAAAACGGGAGCAATCAGCTCGTCAACAGCTGCTGATCACAATCACGGCTACACGTACAGAAACTATGGTGCTGTTGGCATCATCTGCGCTAGAGACTGAGTTTAAATGTAAAACTGCTGGACATCTCAATTATGAAAAACACGTGCTGCGACAAATGCCGACACATCGAGTGCCCGAATAAAATCGAGAGCTACTGGAAAGACGACAATGGAGATCTGAAAGTTTTGACTGACTGCGCACCGAAGCGATCGATGCTGATGTTACAGGAGTTTTCAAATCAAATGGTCACTCAACAAGCGTCTATTGAGCAATTGCGCAATCAGTCTATTGAGTTGAACATCAAACTCGATGCAGCTAATGCGCGTTTTTCAGATGCAGCCGATCAGCTACATCACGTGATCGATATAGCTCATATGATCACTAGCAAGGGGTGCTAAAGTGGGCTATCAACCGTTTGCTATAGCGCCGCTTACTAGTGGAGTCGATCAGAGCCTGCCATCACAGTTCATTCCAGACGATGCGTATCAATCTCTCGACAACGTCTATGTACGTCGGGGAGTGTTGCAGAAACGACAGGGCTACACCCTTCTGTTTCAGCTGCCGACTATTGTGACTACGGCACTCATTAATATAACTGATATCACACGAGCAAGTGTCGGAGTGGTAACGGCATCGGGCGCGGTTAACGGAACACTGATACAAATCGCTGACGTATCGGGAATGACAGAAGTCAATTTTGCAGGCTCTAACGTCTACGTAGTTACGAATGCTACACCAACCAATTTCGAGCTGTTTGACTTGTTTGGCAGTCCCGTTAACACCACTGCTTATTCGTCGTATGTGTCGTCCGGAGTGATCACACCCAGCTTGACTATCGCATCAGCTACTAAAACAGATCCTGTAGTCGTTACGACTACTGTAAATCACGGCCTGAGCAATGGGGCAGTGATCTACATAACGGGAGCTGTCAGCATGTCGATTAACGGCACGAGCTACGTTGTAACTAACAAAACCCTGAACACGTTCGAACTGTATTACAAGGACGGTCAGCCAGTAGACGGTGTTGATTTTGATGACTACACGGGCCTTGGTATCATCTCGACATTCGTTGCCGATGACATCATTACGGGTATATTGAAGTTTTTCAAAGCCGATGGCAGCCAGTCGATTCTGGTTTTCACAGAACGGTTTATGGCGTATTTCGATGACACCATTTCAAATCTAGTTCCTGTAAGCAACACACGACTGTTTTTTGGATCTGGTGGCGATTTCTTCCTCGGCGACACTTTTGGCGATAAAGTCTATTTCACTAACAACATAGACAACATTGGTGAGTGGAGCATACCGGACAACAAGTTATCCTTCCTCGTACCTAAGTACGGATCTGGCGCAACAGACCTCATTATTACGTGCTCTCAGATACACAGTTTTAAAGACCGGCTACTACTGTTAAGTCCCACACAGTCTGGCTCAAGCCCCGGTTTACAAGCTCAGCGCCTCACAGCAAGCGCGCTCAATGATGTGTTGTCTGTCAACGCCTGGCGCTACGACATACCCGGCAAAGGCTTTTTTATAGATGCTTCAGTCGGTGAAACGCTCTATTCGTCGTGCACATTTAAAGATGTGATTATCGTAAGCTTCATAGACTCCCTGTGGCGCATTCGTGCAACTGCTAGCCCCTCGCTGCCATTCATTTGGGAGCGCATCAACTCGTTCAGAGGTGTGCAATCTCGCAAATCGCTCGCAAACACTCACAACGCAATAATGGGCATCGGTCAAGAAGGGGTGTTCCTGTGTGATGGCGTTAACGTCGCTCGTGTTGATCAGAAAATACCCACTTTTGTCTATGACGCCATCGATCAAGAGTTCTTTTACACTGTCTATTGCGAGCGTGATGACATCCTGCGTCAAGTCTGGTGGACATATCCGAAAAATGGCTATCCGAAAGGCTCGGCTCTAATATTCGGAGAAGACGATACCAATTACTCAAACTACACACTGCCATTCAACGTATTGCAATCGTTCGAAACAGTCTCTAGTGACACCACCTGGGGTTTTTACAACTCTCGCAACGGAAACGACTGGGCTTGGGATGAATTCCCAGAAGATGATTCCTGGATATCTGGAGATATGCAAAGAGGCTCGCCTATATTCGTCGCCGGCACATTCGATGGACGAGTAGTGATCGTTAATGAAGACGCAACTGACAACGGCACAGAAATCGAAGTCGAGATCGTTACAAAAGAATTCAATCCTTTCTTTGCTCAAGGTAAAAAGTGCCGATTGGGCTATGTAGACATTCTACTAGAGTATGATCAGCAGATGTTGTTTTACGTCGATTTCTACACGAATCACTCGCTCAATGCGTACGTCACTCGTACAGTTAACTGCATTCCTAAATCTAACGATCCCAGCGTCATCACTGTGCTAACTAAACGCATATGGGCCGGATGCATTGGCAACTCTCACAGATTCAGGCTCTACACTAAAGGGGACGCTGGAGGCCTCAGGATTCAGTCTGTGACTCCGTATTTTCAAGCTGCTGGTGGTCGGTTGTACAATGCCTAAAATGTCCACTGATGAACTCTTCCCCTCAATCGGCCTCAGCACTGAAGTGCTGATTTCTAGACTCAACGACATCATAGACTCGATTCAAGATGTCTTTAACTCATCAGCTGAGTCTCTTGATCAGCACTATGACATTGCAGCTACTCCATACGAAGTCCCTGGCATCGGCAAGAGGGGATCAGGGATGCTCATAGTTTTCGGTGAAAGCGAAGGCACTCCAGCTGCTGTATTCACATGCGTTAAATCTACGTCAAATGCTAATGGAGATGTTGCTGTACAGAGCTCTCAGAGCGGAACCGGTGACTACGCAGCTGAAAATTACAGTTGCGACTGGCTAGCTAATCAGTCTATTCGAGTATCTGTAACAGCAACTACACATCGAGCGAGGGTACAATGGATAGGAAGTTGACGTTCAAACGAGTTACAGACCCCTATTTAGTCCCCAAGAAATACGTAGATCGTATTAAAGCGCGCACTTGGACTACTGAGAAATGGTACAAAACAGCAGATCAATCAGCTCATGTAAAAACTGAATATGGCAAAGCAGCGAACCTAGACACTTATTTACTGCTAGCTGTAGACGCTGAACAAGAAGTCGTAGGTTTCATTTGGATGCAGAAAGACGACCTCAACGACTGCCTCTGGCTCAACAACGTCTCTATTGATAGTAAATATTGGAATCAGGGCATCACGATGAGTGATATCATCCCCGAAATCAAAAAAATAATGTATAAAGAATCGTTAGAAAAAGTGATCTGGACTACTACTAGACCGCGATACGGTGAAAAATACGGCTTTAAGCGCTGTGCTCACACGTTAATGGAATATAATTTAATGGAGAATTCACATGGGCATGACGAAACCGCGACAGACAGGCAACATAGATCTGCTGAACCCCACACAGCGTAATCTACAAAATCAAATAGGGTCGGCAGCAGGACAGGGGTTTGGTCAAATCGATCCCAATCTTCAGAACAACCCGCTTTACAACCAAGCAACTGGCGCTCTGTCTAACATGCTGAGACCACAGAGCGCTGGTGACTTAGAGCAGTCGTTTCAAACATCAATCGGCGATCCCACTATGCGCCAATTTGATCGACAGATCGTTCCAGGGATACAGCAGCAGTACGCAAACGTGGGAGCCGGCAGATCATCAGCTCTCAACCAAGCCCTCGCACAAGCTTCTACTGATCTATCGACTAACATGGGCTCACTGCGACAAGACTTTCTACAACGACAGCAGCAGCAGCAGCTGGGTGCAGCTGGTCAAGCAGCTGGTCTAGCCTCTATGCCTCTGCAACAGCTACTCTCACTATTAGGACCTGCTATGCAGCAGTCTAATCAACCCATGGTTCAAAACTCACAGCCTACCTTTTTGCAGCAGCTGCTTAATGCAGGTGTGCAGGGTGCTGGCGCAGCGCTTGGCGGAGGGTATTTCTAATGTCTATGACCTATGGCAATCAAGACCCTTACAATATGGGCGGTATAGGACAGCTGCTGGGACAGTTTCTAGGACAGAAACAAGCTAACGCACGTCAGCAGAACACTCAATCGATACTCGGACAGGCTTTATCTCAGCAGCCCAATAGGGGTGAAGCTGGCTACGGGCCGATGGACGGCCCAGACTCCGGCATTGAGCGTGTGCTACGAGCAGCTAATCAGAATAACGTTAGACCAGATGCCCTACAGCAATTTATGGGCATGGCTCCAGGTGTGGCCTATTTAAAAGAGCAAGCCCTCTCTAAAGATCTGCAAAAGTCTCAATTTGCGGCTCAAAGTAATCTACTACCAAAACAATTTGAAATGGCAGAGAAGCAACAGCTTGGAATGAATGCACTACAAACTATTCAGCATATGCAAGAGATAGGCAAAAGAGGAAATTTAGGTCGAGGATCAGCAATTTCTTCACTTTTTGGTGGTGAATCTGCAAAAGATGCTGGACATTATGAGAGATTGGGAAAATCTTTAATCTCTTTTTCTAGTCCCATTATTATACGTAACAAAAAAGAATTCGAAATTTTAGCGGGAGATCTTTATGACCCATCTATATCAGATGCTAGAAGAGAGGGCATTCTAGAGGGCATGAAAGAGATTATTACGCAAAACGTAATAGCTTATGGCGGAACTGTATCACCAGATAAAAGTGAACCCAAAGCAGAGCGCAAACCACTCGCAGAGATATTTGGGGAATAGATGACAAACGCAGACAAATTCAAACAAGCAATTGATGCTGGCTATACTGCTGACGAGATTGTGAAACATCTATCATCGACAGATGAGAAGTTGAAGCAGGCAATTGATAGTGGCTATACTCCTGACGAGATTGTATCGCATTTTACAGCTCCAAAAGAGCGGTCTTTTGCTGCTAAAACTGGCAGAATCGCCACACAAGCAGCTCTTGGATCTTTAACATCTATACCTATTGTGATGGCTCACGACGCTGTGCAACTAGCATCAAGAGTCCCAGGCGGACAATATATGCGAGCGCGTCAAGGAATAATGGAAGATTTGGAGTGGTTAGCAGAAAAAAAGAAAAGCGTTGGACTAACAGAATCTGAAGAGGCTCAGTTTAACGAATTCTCAGATGTGATTGCACAGCCAGCCCGAGAGTCTAGCTATTCTAAAACAGAGCCCTACGCTCAATCTGAAGACTACAGCACCATTGGGCTCATTGAAAAAGGCACGGGTCTTGATCTGAAACCAGAGGGGTACCTTGAAAAAGCTGCCTTTTTTTTAGGAGGTAATAAAACGCCCTCAAAGTGGGGTAAGACTGCTGTCGATCTGAAAAACATAGGACTGAAGCCATCAGAACTAGTTCAAGCGTTAAAACCAGGCATGAAGGAGCTCAGATCACTAACTGGAGCAGCTGGCTGGGAGCTGGCTGAGCGAGGGGGATATGGGCCCATAGGGATAATCGCAGCATCGATTCTGGGTCACATGGTGCCTGGAGGAATAGCGGGTGTAACTAAAGCTTTTTTAAACCCAAAACAGTCCTTAGCTCGGGCTGTCAACTACATAACACGCGATAACTCAAATACGGCATGGCAAAAACAGCTTATCATAAGCGCGCGAGAAGCGGGTCTTCAGCTCGATGCAGGCTCTCTAACAGACTCTAGAATCATTAAATTAGCTCAAGCGAAGGCATCGCAGTCTGGATTAACGGGAGACGCATTAGACAAATTCAGGCAAAACCTGAGTGGTCAGATCATTAAAGAATACGAACAAATAGCAGAAAGTCTATCGACTGCTAAATTTGAGAACGCTCATCAAGCGTCTGAATCTGTAAAAAGCTATCTAGAAACTGAGCCCATTGCATTCAAAACAGCAGATCTAGAAAAGGGAATGGCCACGGCGCCCCCGCTAAGAGGAAGAGTCGGTGTTTTTGAGCACCCACAGCATCGTGAGACTCTACTCAACGCTATATCTCCTGTTGAGACTATAACACCAGCACAGGGTGGACAAGAGCTTAGAGCTGTCGCAAACGACATCAGAAAGCCTATCAAAGATGGTTTCACTAATCGATGGAATGAGATGAATCAAAAAGTTAGCTCTGTTCCCTCAGGCCCTCAAGTGGAGCTTGCGAGACAGATAAGGGCGTTCGTAGATAGTCACGGGGGAACGCTACTGCCCGGGATGTCTTCAGCAGAATCTCAAGTGATGAAGGCTGCTCAGGATTTGAGCGAAGTTCTATCGCCAAGCGGCAGCGGCTATAGTGATGTGAGTTTGAGCAGTTTGATTAAAACAAAACAAACGCTAGCTGATATAGCTGATTTTGATTTTGGCGGATCAAACTTCAAATCTGCTTATAAAACGTTGGTCGGTGATGTCGACACAGCTATAAAGCGCACGCTATTGCAAAATCCCGAGCTTCGAGTAGAATACTTAGCTCTCAATGCTGAGTACTCAGCGTATAAGCAAACTTTTGAAAACAAACACACTCTCAAACTATTCGAGCGTAATAACAACGATGTCGCATCGACGTATTCATATTATTTGCAAAATCCTGATCGCCAGCGGGCGTTAGAAGGCGTTTTAGGGCAGTCGGAGCAGGGCATACAGCTTCTGCAGAAGGGGAAGAGAGACTATGCGTCTAGAGTACTGTCAAAAAGCAATATGTCTGATCAAGAGCTTCGAGAGCTTGGAGAAGTACTCGGAAATCAGAACAGCGTAGCGTATGAGCAGTTCGCGCATGACTATCAATACGAGCAGAGCAGGCCTGGAGCTCAGCCGATACCTCAGAAAAGCCTTCCCTTTGCTCCTCAAGCTCAGACGAGTGTCTCGAGGCCCATAAACGCTAAAGAGAGCGTGGCTCACGCTAAAAACAAGAGCTACGATATGTTGAAAAATGAAAGCCCAGAAAAACTTATGGCTCGCATGAACACTCAACAAGGCATAAAAAAGACAAGACATTCGTTGAGCATCGATGAAGAGGGCAAGAAGCTCTTTAATGAGCTAGCACGACTGAAACTAGACGAGATGATTCGAAAAAACTTAACAACGAGCATGACTGATCAAGTGAAACTCGGCACATTCTCTAATTTGCTCAAAAGCGCAGAATCGCAAGCAGTCGTTAAAGAGCTGGTGGGGCCAGAAGCTTATGCGCGTTTACGCAATCTTCAGGGCCTCTCTGCAAAACTATCTGATAGCGCAGATATGTTTTTCAACGCATCGAAATCGGGCGCTACTGTTGCAGATATAGCAATAATATCGTATGGCATAAATGGAGCAATTGCAGCATTGCAGGGAAACCCCTTTATGCTCGCGCAAACTTTCGGTTTAGTTGCTGGCATGCGAATTTCGGCTCGGCTGTTAGCTGATCCGGTATTCTTAAAATTCTTAGAAGAGGCTATTTTAATTAACCCGACGGGCCCGCGTCTTAATAGAGCGCTTACACAAATGGGACCGCATGTCCTGCGCGCAGTAGATGCTCAAGCAGCTCCAGCAACGCAGATTTTAAGATAGCGTGACTCGAGGCAGCACTCAGGCGTTCAATGCGGCTCTTCTTTGATGATTGAGCCGCTTTTGTTTTGCATCAACATCATAATCGACACGTTGTCGATATTCGCTTGTGCCTCGAGTTTGAGCTCTTCTCTGCGCCATTCTTTATATTCAGCGTCGATAAGCGGCATGAAGCGTGCGTACATGCCATTATTGCTCTCATGGCTCTTCTGACGATAGCTACGAGCGAATTGTGCCCTTGCTCTAGCATACAAGCTTCGGAACTCTTCGCTCACAGATAGCGCATGTTCGATTTGTCCCTTCGTGTACTCGTAATCAAGCACGAAATCTTTGAAATAAGTGCCAGGAGTAGGGTCTTTAGACCAGATGATGAGGTCTTCTCCCATCTTCAAAAATGGGTCTATGTCGACTGTGGCGCGTCTGCCAGATGCATTTTTTCTGTTTTCTGGTTTAACTCGTCCGCCTGCCATTGTGAGCCCTTTTTAGCCCTTGTTTTAGCGCGTAGCGTGTTCACGTTAGTTGCTGAGCTGATTTTTTGTAGAGTAGGGCTAGAACATAATTAAAGCAAGCTAGTTATTCAATTAATGAGTAACTAGCTGCTCTTGTTGCCTGCGTCAGTTCAACAGTTACATCTATAGTAGTGCAGACAGTTCCGCGCTGCACGCTTGTCTGCTTCTTCGACTAACTCTGATACGATCAGACTCAGGATTTCGTTTATCTCGATGTAGCCCTGCATTTCAGGCCTATTTCCGACCAGAAACTGCTGGAGGTCTTCGATCGAAGCCGGACAGTCTAGTTTGTTTAGCGTATGAGGTGGGCGAGCTGCTGTGATCTGTTTTTTGATAGCGATGATTTCGTGACCGAAAAGTGTCAGTATTTCATTAGCTGAGACTTTGATGATGGTCTCTGGAGGCAATGCGAAGAGCTCTTCGATCGAGGCGGGCATTACAGCTGCCTCAGCTGCCTCAGATGGCTCTACTGGCTCTACAGCTGCATGCTCATCTGCCTCAGCTTCTGCATGCTCCGCTACAGCTTCATTAAGCAAGCTGTCGTACGCGCTCATTTCAGGTGTTTCATTTTTAGTCGCCGCTTGAGCTATAAAACTATCTAATGCGCGTTGCTGCTCATGAGTGAAATCTTCGAATCGAATTTCATTTTTTCTATTCATGAATGTTCCATTTTTAGCCATCGCTTGATCTATAAAACTATCTAATGCGCGTTGCTGCTCATCAGTGAAATCTTGTGTTCGAATTATATTTTTTCTATTCATGACTGTTTCCTCAGCTGTCTCTACAGCTGCCTCAGCTGCCTCAGCTGGCTCTACTGGCTCTACTGGCTCTACAGCTGTATGCTCCGCTGCATCAGCTACGTTTATAGTTCCGACTAGTGGGAATTCTGCGATTTTCTTGTTTTTTTTAGTCATAAAATATGCCTCCAGGCTGATGTTTCAACGACGATATATACAATTTTACGCGATCTCATACTTTATAATCTTAGACAAATTGAATATAGCACTATGCTAATAAATCACACATATGCTATGATGATATTACTCAAACTTCGTCTCACACACGATCAATACAAACACACACAAAAACGGAAACTCAGATGTTAGAAGATATTTCACAATATCATGGACTAGTTTGTTTTGAAGCAAACGGCACTTTTTATTGTTGCGAAGAAACAGAAACTGACCAATGGTTCGTTGGCAAACGCACTGATATCGATGAGGAATTAAATTTCTACACTAGTATTTTTTGTAAAAGTAGCAAACCTGACAATCTCTATAAAAAAATTATCGATCGTGATCGCGCTATTTTCAATCGTGATTGCGCTGTAGCTTGCGAATTACATGAAAAGCGTTGGATGTTGGATGAGTCTATCGGCTTAGCTAAATTTCTTGTCGAGCAGCAGCTGCTGCCCAACCGCGACGAAAATCAATAAATTTCGTTAATATTACGAAGACATTTAGGCAGCAGCTGCTGCCCAAATTTTACTGCCGCGCAGGCAGCATCGGCTTTCAGCCGCATTACTCACACTCACACTCACACTCACACTCAATCTTCGGAAATTTATGAAAACGATCTCATTTAAAATTAACAAAATCAATCGCGTATGGATAGACGCAACGATTGGCGATAGCTGCCCCTGCAAAATCAAAAAATGTCAAAAAACCGCAGATTTGATTGCTGGCGAAGATTTTATGCTTTTAGTTGAAGATGTGTCTATTCGATCAAAATATGGCACTGATTTGCGTTACGAAGTCATTTCAACAGCATCAAAAGAAAAATGTTTTATCGACGCGTTGTATAACGAAGATTTAGTTGATCGCTGCAAGTGCCTGGGGGGCATTTGGGATGAAGAGGCACAAGTTTGGGCATTTGACGGCATCGTAAAAGATCGGGTCGAGGAACTAGAGGCGATTTATTGCTCTGAGATGGTGTCAGTAGAAATAACTGCTCGAATAGAAGTTTTCGAATACAACGCGAATATAAAATTTCTTGGTTATCCTCTCTGCTACGCAACGGGACGAGATTCAGGCGCAAAATTATGCAGGGGAATTAGTTTAATAGAAGGCAAAATTTCAAGCGGCGGCAGTCACAAAAATTGGCTAACTAAAATAAGCGAGAATTCTAAATTTCGTTTAAAAATTTCTAAACTTTTGTTAGATAATGGGTCAGATATACCCTACTTTGATGTTAAAATTTTAGAAGAGTTCTAAACACTACTAGCTATTTACTGCCGCACAGGCAGCTTAGAAGAGTCTTTCATTAAATTTCGTTAGTATTACGAAGACATTTGGGCAGCAGCTGCTGCCCAAATTTTACTGCCGCGCAGACAACTACTAAATTAGTATTTGCACTCTGAGCTACAACTCAGTAATGAAAATATGCGTCTCGTCAGTAGTTCCCCATTTTTTCTGAGCAGTCAAAAAAACGACTTGTGCATCGTCTTCGTACGCAACATTAGTAAGAGCGTCCAGAAGATTCTTTGAAACATTGTCAAGATCAGCCCTAGTCAATTTCCATTCGCCAATTTTCTTTTTCGTTGGGCTTTTGTAAAACGCGATAATCTCAATCTTGACAGCCCCTTTTATCGTCGACGCTATCTGAGGTTTTATCCAAGCCGCCAGCATCTTTCTGTTTTTTAGCTTTGGGTCGAAGAAGATCTTGCCGTTGCAGCGCGGGCGGCTCCAGGTCTGAGGGCGGCCTGGGAATATCAGGTGATAGTGTGCTAGTGTCATCTGATTGCTCGAATTTGCTTCTCTAATCTATTCAGCCTCCATAGCCAGTATTTCATCTTTATTACACGCATGATGATACTCAGTAGAGAGCGCCTTGGTTTTTGCATACTAACTCTTTTAATCTCAAATTTTTAATTTAAATTATATTCTGATTGCGTCTGATAATTACGCGTTGTTATGTTTTTTGTTTTGCTAAATAGACTAGAAGCATCGGTGCTGCACACGAGCACAAAAACAACAGTATTTTAAACGCTGTGAGCATCATATCTGGGTTCATTTTAGGCCTCTGCTTAGTCTGTTAGTCAGCCACGGTATGCACACGAGCAACGCGCTCAGCAGGACTAATTTGTCTGTTTGAATATCCATAGCTTTCCAAATTGTATGGTAGCTCTCACGACTCTGTTTTGTCTGAGTAAACGCTGCATCGTATAACGTTAATCCCTGCAACGTATAACGGTAAAACATTCGTTTAAAACAGGGCTCTAAAAAGGAAGGTTATCCTCGTTGAAGTCGTCAGCTGCAGTTCCTGGGCGAAAGCCGCCGGGCACTGAAGCGGGAGCTGGAGAGCCTCTCTGTGAATAGCTAGGAGTAGAAGAGGGGCGCTCTTCACTTCCTTGATAGCGATCACTCTTACCACCAGGAGCAAAGCGAATCTGAGTCGCCGTAATCTCCAAAGAGACCTGGGTGCGACCTTCGCGATCTTGATAGGTATCGGGTTTGCGTCGGAATTCACCATGCACAATTAGCATAGTACCCTTTTTAATATAGGGCATCATGCGATCAAACTGATCACCCCAGCAGCTAACTTTCCACCAGATCGTCTCTTCTCGCTCGCCTGCTTTGATAGTATCTGCAATGCGAAACGAGACGACTTTGCGCCCTGAAGGCGTCATACGCTCTTCTGGATCATTACCAACGAAACCGATAATTTCTACGAGATTCATTCATTACACCCAATCTTTTCTTTATTTCTGAAATAGTCTCCGTTTTCTTGCCAAATGTCTTCTCGACAAATTCGGTTTGTCGCAGGGGAGTCGTCTTTTCGTAATCTATTACGCTCAACAGTGATGAGCGTTTTGTTGTTAAGCAACGGATGGGTGGTAGTCTCTAGATATTTGATGCACTCGTCTAATTTGTCGACAGAGCAACCGGCTCGCAATGCCACAGCTTTTCTTCCTGCAATGCATCTGCTGCCTTCAAACGCAAAACTGCTAATGGCTGAATAGACAGAGAGTTGATATACATCGAGGCCAAGATAGAAAACGATATTGGGAGTTTGCGTGTTCCATTTATGGTTTGGCAATTTGTCTGCAATTTCTAGTTCTTCTTCATCGTAATAATTTTGATATGTCATGTTATTTGGTCTTTCTCGTTAAGAGGTGTTGCTGAATTGTGTCAATACGCTTAAACATCACAAGCGGGAGCTTTGGATGGGTAGTGGTTTTACGAAAGCATAGGATATTGTCCTATCATGTGCGTTTTTATTAAGATTGGCGCGCATGAGAATAGGATCAAAATCTTGTATGGCACTCCTTCTCTTCTTCCCATTGCTTAGGTAGATAAGCAGCTCTCTTATTTCATCAATAGTGAAATATGGGAAAAAAGAGTGCATTTCTTTTGTAGATTGACGTACCCAAGTCCTTCCCTCATGAAAATTCTCATTACATTTCTCGCTGATTTGACAATGGGCCTGAAAATGTTGAATGAGCAGGCTTGCGTTAACACCATATTTTTTTGCTAAATCGATGTCGAACGAGTGACGCATTGAGTTCCTTGTTTGCATGTGATTAAATTATTTATTTATTATGTGATTAAATTGAGTTTTCTCAAACAATTGTTTATTTGCTCCAGCGAACCTGCATCTGAGAAGCGGATGAACTGAGGTTTTGTGTCTGTCGGTAGTTTAAACTCGAGACAAGTTTCATGAACGTTGAACGACGATGTAGCAACGTGGCGGCATCGAGAAGCGTTCATAGTGCTGCGGACCTTTTGGCAGTAATCGTATAGCTCTAGCACCCGATCTCTAGACCCTTTTGCCTGATCCGATTGCTGCTGCTTAATATCGACGTTGGGGCACGCTTTACGCTTGAGTAAGGCCGTGACTACGGCAATGGGATTATCGACGTCTCTGGTGGCTTTGTATTGCGAATACGCAAGTGCTGCATTCTCAAAGTCCTGAGCAACATGAGTAGGTGAGTATTCGGAGCATAGCTTTTCGAGTTCAGCTGGCTTGAGAGGGAGAGTAGCAAACTCTTTGAGTTCAGAGAGAACAACGAACGAAACAGGGGAGGCGCTAGCCTCTTCTTGTTTGTTGTTCTTCTTGTCTTGTTTATGTTCTTCTTCTTCGGGCCGCTGCTGGCTACCCCCCCCGCTGCTGGCGGATACACCCCCCCGCTGCTGGTGGATACCCACCCCCCGCTGCTGGCGGATATCCCCAATCTTTTCTTTATTTCTGAAATAGTCTCCGTTTTCTTGCCAAATGTCTTCTCGACAAATTCGATTTGGCGCCTGGGAGTCGTCTTTTCGTAATCTATTACGCTCAACCGTTATGAGCGTTTTGTTGTTAAGCAGGGGATGAGTAGTAGTCTCTAGATATTTGATGCACTCGTCTAATTTGTCGACAGAGCAACCAGCTCGCAATGCCACAGCTTTTCTTCCGGCAATGCAGCTGCTGCCTTCGAACGCATAACTGCTGATAGCTGAATAGACAGAGAGTCGATATATATCGAGGCCGAGATTGAAAACGATATTGGGAATTTGCGTGTGCCATTTGTGGTTTGGCAATTTGTCTGCAATTTCTAGTTCTTCTTCATCGTAATATTTTTGATATGTCATTTTAATTGGTCTTTCCTACTAAAAGGTGTTGACCAAAATGAACGATTAATGATAAAAAGGTCTTGTTATGCAGACCTTTTATTATTAATCATTCATTTTGGTTCCCCCAGTTCCCTAAAAAGGTGTGGGGGTTTTTTTTTGATGATAATTGATAACTTAAATTGCTGTGGTACTGAATGCATACACTGCGTTGCTGAATTGTGTCAATCGCGTTTGCTGCCTCTAAGCTAGCGTGTCATTTTTTTGTGAGTCGTCCTCACTTTTCTCTATTAGCACTTCTGTTTTTTCTACAAAAGGTGCGTTTGCTTCCTCGTACACAGCCCACTCATATCCTAAAATCTTCCCGTTTAAATTTTTATACGTTATGCGACTGAGGTATCCAGCTTCTCGCAAAATCTTCAGGTATGAGTAAACTGAGATAATGCAGAAACCTGTCTCGTTTGAAATAGACTGAGCCACAATATTCCAATCGTCAGGTTTCTCGAGTATTGAGTATAAAACGGCACGACAGCAAGCCCACCCGGTGACTGTGACTCCGACTGGCGGTGTATGGCGATTAGTGAGTATCTTTGAAATGAAAACACACTCAGAGCTGTTTAATATCGGAGCTCTAAAGATTTTTTGCTTATTATTAATCATTTTATTTTTACTTTCCCTGTCGGGGGGGGGTTGACTGGAAACTCTAACAAATGGTACACATTAACCTGTGTGTTATTGTGTGTTATTGTGTGTTATTGTGTGTTTTATTTGTTTTATTTGTTTTGTGTGAGTTGTTTGTTTTAGTTTTCGTATTTTGTAAAATAGTGTGTGAGTTGTTTATATAAGTTTTTCCGTTTTACTTCGGATTTTAACCCTCGGCTCTTAATTAAGGCCGAGGGTTTTTTTATGTCGAATATTTGCGAAACGCTTTGTAGACCAAGACTGCTTGTAACGATCCCGCCACAGCACTAATGCCTGCACTGTGTAACTCAACACCAACCAGCAGGTACGCGTCGACAATCAGTTGAAATGCAATCATCGAACCCATTTTGAACTCTCTTTTATTTTAGGAGGCATTTTCGGAGGCTGAAGCAATTCGAGAATTTCTGATATCAGCATTTCGGCGTCGATTAACATCACCCGATTTTCTCTGTCCAGAGTATGCTTGGGAAGGCTTTGGAGAAGGAGCAGGGCACTCTGGGATTTCCCAAAACATTGGCCCACACGGTACTCTGTATCCTGTAGGTGGCATAAGACAGTCTCCAGACTCGATTGCGTCTCTGCAAACGACTCTAAGTGCGTTGATAAATCTTTGGCGCAAGAGTCGATCGGGTAGTGGGGCGTAGTGGGGTACATGTAGCAATCTCTCGGGTTCCTGAATTGAAAAATTAGGCAACTCTACAAATATGTTCCGTTTTTTAGTTTTAGCAACGACTCCGTTGATGATGAGTCCGCATTTAAGTTGTACCGATGCTGTATACACATTTTTTTTATCTCTATCGATACCGTTTTCGTAGAGCGCAATGACCTTCATGCCCGTTTCTATGGGCTCGATTGAAGGTTTTTGCACCTCTGGCTGTGCCTGGTCTTGTATCAGTCCCATAACAAATGCTTTAACTGATCTGCTATTCTTTATTGTAATACACATTTCAAAAAGTGCTTGCTCAGCGTCATTCAGAGCAAACGCGTAGGTTTTAGCCATCGATTTTATCCTGATTTTTTTTGATTGTTGCTTCGTGTGCTGCGTTAAATCGATGAATGATGTCGTTTATCGAATCAATGCATGTATTGTTTTCGCGATCGATAAATGCCGAGTTATTCAATTTCTTTCTTTTTGGTTTTTCTTTTTTTTGAACACACTTTGTTAAAATATTGAAGAATGTGATTGAAACCATCAGCGCATGTCTTTTTTTTGAAAGTCATCTCGTGTTTCATGTTCTCATGAGCGTTTATGATCGCGTTTTCATACTCTTTGCTCTGATTCGCATCGAGTCTAAAAAAAATAACTTTCAGTTTAGGTTCTCCGTTAATGAGGGGAATTTCTGGGTGTTTTCTCGGTCGACCGCGGGTTTTTTTTTCGATATCCATGTTAGTTCCTTGATGCAATTGTTTAATAATGCTACAATATTTGATATATTAACGCAAGTGGGAATATAATATGAATACTCAAAACGAAAACGTGCCAGCAGTGCAGCATCAACAAATAAAATCTTCGGACAACTTTCTAAGTAGTCTCGAGGCTCTAGTTAAAAGCACTGATATGATCAAAAACCTCTGCAAACAGCTTATGCAGACTCCCCACTACGCTAAACTCAAAGAAGAAGGCATTTTTGCTATAGTAATGATGGCTAATTCTCTTGGAATTGATGTACAAGCAGCACTCAACGGTCGTCTCGGCTACGATCGAGGAAAGGTTACAATACCCTCTGAAACAATGAATTTAATGATCCGCCAGGCCGGACATTCGATTGAAAAAGATCCTGTTTCTAACGAAAAAGTGTGCATTCTCACAGGCAAACGCAAAGACAATGGAGATACGATCAAAGTCAAATACACAATCGAAGAGGCATCTAGAGCGGGTTTAACAGCTAAAGACAATTGGAAAAATCATCCCCAAGCCATGTTGTTCGCTCGATGCAGTTCAATGCTAGCTCGACAGCTATTCGCTGACGTTATTGGCGGCTGCTACACACGAGAAGAAATGGACGACGAAAACTTCATCAACAAAAACGCATCTGTAGTTGATATTGCATCTGTCATTGTAAAAACGTCAGGCATGTTTAGTGACGGGCAGTCAGACGAGCTAGAGAGTTTGGTTGCTAATATGCCCGATATTCGCGAGCGCATACTGTCACTGTATGTAGTTACAAAATTCACAGAAATACACGCGACTAATTTCGAGTTTATCAAAAACTGGGCTACTAAAGAGCTCTCTCGTCGACAAGTTGACTCGCTGAAGACGACTGAGGACGCTGAATAATGAAAATAGTTAACTTTGAGCAAACTTCGGACGAATGGCTAGACTGGCGACGAGGTAAAATGACTGCGAGTCGCATCGCGTGCGCCATGAATAGGTCGCCGTTCGGCACAGCATACTCACTATGGTGTGAGATCGTCCTCGGCAAGGTCAAGCCGATGTATATGCCAGCTGTTGATCGAGGAAGGGCACTAGAAGAGCCTGCTCGTTATTGTGCAGAGCAAATGCTGGGTATGACGTTTACTCCTCTGTGCGTCGAGTCAGACGAGAATCCGAGTTGGGCCGCTTCACTAGACGGCTACAATCCCGAAAACGATGTCGTTATCGAAATCAAGGCTCCAGGAAAAGAAGTTTTAGCTAAAGCCGAGAAGGGGATTATTCCCGACGAGTATTTTTTGCAAATTCAATGGCAGCTGTTAGTAACGGGCGCGAAAAAGGCGTGTTATTTTTGCTATTCAGGTCTCTCGGGTATGGCCATCTGGGTAGAGCCGTGCCCGGATACATTCGAAAAAATGAAACGTACTGCGATCGAGTTTCAGGGCTATGTCGATAGACTAGAAGAGCCAGACCTCACTGATCAAGATGTGATCGACGATAATTCTGTAGAGTGGCTTGAGTTCGCTAGACTTAAAATACAGACAGCTGAGGCCCTTAGGCAGGCTCAATTCGACGACGACACAGTAAAAGCTAAGTTGGAACAGATAGCTGGGACTAGAGCTCGTATTCGTGGTGGCGGCGTTTTGTACACGCAAACTAAACGACCGGGGAACATCAATTACAAATCAGTCGTTGAGAGTTTAGACATTTCTGATGAAGAGCTCGAAAAGTTCAGGGGATCACCAGTTACAACTACTCGTATAACTATTACTAAATCACGTGCGTAAATAAAACTTGGGGCAACATCTTGTTGCCCAAGCGGATATCGGAGACTAGTCCCATTTGAACGTTTTGAAACGAGCGGGATTGATTTTAGTGTAGCCGATAACTCCGTTAAGACTTCTGTGCCCTAAATAGTCTTGTATCAATCGAATGTCGCACCCTTGATTCACTAAATGGTAGCCGCATGCATGACGAAGCATGTGAGGAAAAGGCTTAAAATCTAGACCCGCTTTTTTACCGAGCATCGCCATCAGCTGATTGAATGCGATCCGAGTAAACTGAGTGTTTCGCTGCGACAGGAAAATCTCGTCAGTTTCTAGCGAAGGAAATCTCACGCGCCTCTCTCTGCGCCAGTCGTTCAACATCTTGAGCTCGTCTAGCTGCATCGGCTGTGTAGTATTAAGCCCCCCTTTAGATCGCACTATATATACAGTGTGATTGTGCGTGTCTATGTCTGTCCATTTCAAGCGGCATAGCTCTGTGGCTCGGAAGCCATGGCGAAATGCAAGCATAACAACGGCTTTGTTGCGTGATGGATAATCTGTTTTGTCACATGCTGCTATTAAAGTTTTAACTTCGTCGTGTGTTAAGTGTCGTTTTTTGCTATTTTTCAATTTGTCGTATCTCAAATTTTTAAGTAGTTAAATGTCTCTCAGTGTCTGAGATTTATTTGTTAACTATTGCCCCAATATATTAATACAAAATGGATATTTTGTAATGAAGCGTTTTCAGCAACTTTTCATTGCAAACGATTGCGCGTTAGGGCTATTTATCGGTTTATAGGTTAACTATGATTCCCGTTCCAAAAGACATTTCAGTAGCTACTCGTCTGAACGACTCGTGCAATTGCTCCTGCTGCCCGGTTTTTCGGAGATTTTCGCCTAAAGCCAAATCGTCCTCTGTAGCGTCGACTAACACGACGCCAATCGTTGATCCGGCAGATGTAAAAGTGGCCAAAGCTGCAAAGTGGTTTTTTCAACGAAAATCAACAGCAGCGCCCAACTTACACTGAGCTGCAAAACAATATTTCTATTTGTCTCAACGCATATCTTTTTTTTCGTTGAAAAAATAACTGCGGCTGTCTATGACAGAGCATATGACAGATGAGAGAGGTGTCTATGTCTATTGTTAAGCCAACCTACGCCGAGCTGTGGCTCGCTCGCAAACCGAGAAAACGCGCTGACAAAAACCACCCCTGGATGTACACGATTAGGTCAGCCTCATGGTGGAATCTCCCACTAGAGCAGATCAACTACGAGGGGAAAATAGTAAAAAATCACAACGACGATTTCTAGATTTCCTCGTCTGGGCTCAGATCGATTGTTACACCCGTTTGCTGTTTTATCACAGCTTCACAGGCCTGTTCAACGGGATTGTCATTGCCTATATAGATCGTGCTAACTAAACCCAGGCATAAAGTAAGGGCAGTAATGGCGAGTACAATAACCATTTTAAATCCTCAAGTTTTAGATTGAATACGCTGTCAGTAGGTTGGAGGGGTGGGCCAATCAATTGCATTTGGGAATCCTGCCTGCCCGGGTATTTTTCTGAGATGATCTCTATACTCCATCCATTCCATAGAGGCGCATGGAGCGTCTGGCAGCATTGTCCAGTCGCAGTTTTTTAGCAATTCGTTACGTCTATGTCTCATTTCAGCAGCCAAAGCTGTATCTATCAGCTCAAGGTCTGCATCGCTACGCATGCGAGTAATCTGCGTTTCTGTAATGTCGTGTTCGTTGATGACTACTACACTGCTGGTGACTATGTCCCCTGCCGTAACTACGAGTACATATGGCAACCAGCCTAGGTCTGCTAGTGCTACAGGCGTCATGTTTTTCAATCCGCTGATGTTTTCCCATGATTCGGGCAGACCCATCGGGCCCTCAACGATGACTTTGTCGATTACTAAAGCGTAGCGCATACAATTTTCTCCAATAGGCGTTGGCGGACATTAGCAAGAGGGGCTGCCCAATTGCCATAAGTTTCTTGTCTAAACAGTCGTACAGATCCGTACCAAGATGATTTTTCTCCAGGAACTGACCAGGTGTAATACGGCATGATGGGAACGATGACCCAGGTCTCTTTCCCCATAGCAGCTGCTAGATGGGCAATAGATGTGCATGAGGTAATGACTAGGTCGAGATCAGCAATAATCGAGCACGTAGCCTCCCAATCCGTCATTTGATGTCTGAGGTCGGCGAACGGTAGACCATCTATAGTATTGTCGTCACGTTGCAGTGAGTAAAGCGTGACTCCTGGTATTTCGTGGAGGTCAATCAGCGGCTGGGGGTCAAATCTTCTAAATTGCTCATGTTCAAATTCAGGTCTGCCGCTCCATTTAATCCCAACTTTCAATTTGCCCTGTTCGCTGTAAAGCTGCTTTACATTGTCCGAGTGCAAATAGGGTTTTCCGCAAAGCGTTTCATGCTCATATCCCAGCATGTGAGCAGTAGACATAGCGGGAACCCAGTAGTCGTAGTGAACGCAACTAACATACTCATTATCTACGCATACGTAACCGTGACGCGAAAAGATCGGCATTAAATCTTTAGCGCAGGCTATGACAACTCGGGCGCCTAGTTTTTTAAAATCTTCAGCAAATCGGAAATTAATAATTTGATCGCCGAAACCGCCCTCACATCGAAAAAGCAGGGTCTTGCCCTCCAGCGGTTCATCACGCCATATATTTCCCGCAATCCGCGGCAGGCCAAAAGCGTTTAGGAATCGACCCGCATCCATCATTTTCATGCCCTTATTGAGCTCGCCCCGTCGAACCGTATGCCAGCCCAGGTTAAAAATTATCCCCGGATGATCCTGCTCATCCATCCCGCGAAGAATTTCTTCGCTTTTATCGGGGTTTCCCGTGACGCACTGGTGCAGCGCTTCTGCGATTGGTTCTCTCATGTGCATAATGCTCCTGTAATTGAGTCGCTCATAAGCTAAAAGCTCCGGCGCTGGATGTCAACAGACTGGAATCCGCCGAGTTCCAATTCGTCAGTGCACCCACCTGGACGGGAGATGATCTGTTAGAGGGCAAGAGGAGAGAATTTCCCCATGCGTAGAATTCTCCGGCTGTTGTGACCGCTAGAGAATTGCTCGAGCCTGCTGCTACAGATTTCCAATTCGTCAGTGCGCCTATTTGTACGGGAGAAGATTTGTCTGCGGTTGTACCATCGCCCAGCTGCCCAAGGTTATTTTTTCCCCACGACCACAGTGTGCCGTCTGTGCGCACAGCTAAAGCATGGTTTAATCCTAAAGATACGTTCGACCAGACAGCAAGAGCACCAACCTGGACGGGCGATGATTGGCTCGCAGTCGATCCCGTGCCCAATATGCCGCTACTACCATCACCCCACGTCCACAAAGAGCCCGACACAGTAATTGCAGCTGATGTTCCTGTGCTGCCCGTCGAAACAGACTTCCAGCTCGTTAGTGCGCCTACTTGGATGGGGCTGGATTTGCTTACGACTGTACCATCGCCCAGCTGACCCGAACCATTAGACCCCCACGTCCACAACGTTCCGTCTGTTTTTACAGACAGATAGTAATTGTTTCCGCCGACT